ATCCGCATGATCTTTAACTGCGCCATCGCAGACGAGGACAACGATGGGAACTGGCGACCGGCCCATATCGGCGCGGACCAAATCCAGCAAATCAACATCCTCTTGGACAAGTGCCGCGAGGCAGGCAATCCGGTGGACTTCGATAAGTTTCTAAGCGTGTTCAAGATCCAAGGTCTGGAGCGTCTCCCGGCCCAGCGATTTGACGAGGCTATCCGGCTTCTGAATCGCAAGCTCGAATCTGTCAAAGTGGAAGTTTCTAAGTAAGTGAGGTGAGTGATGGCTAGTTTGAATCAGGTAACTTTGATCGGCAATCTGACCCGCGATGTGGAGATTCGCCAGATTGGTAACGGAACCTCAGTCGCGGAGATTGGCCTTGCCGTCAATCACCGGGTAAAGAAGGGAGATGAATGGGTGGAGGAGCCGTGTTTCGTCGATGTGACTGTTTGGGGGAAGACCGCTGAGTATGCCTCCGAGTATCTCTCTAAGGGCTCGTCTGTGAGCGTCGAGGGGCGGCTGAAGCTCGACTCGTGGGAGCAGGACGGGCAGAAGCGGAGCAAGCTCAAGGTTGTGGCTGAGCGCCTGCAAGGACTCGGCGCGCCAAAGCAGCAAGGCGCGGCAACTGTCCGCGTCACTCCACAATCACGGCAGACAAACGCTCACGAGATGCCTTTCTAGGGAGCTTCGTCGATGACGTTCTATCTTTTACAAATGGAGAATCGCAGTGGAACAGTTTAAGGGCTGGAATACCGGCTACCCAGATAAGCGCGGCTGGTACTGGGTTTGTACTGGAAATGAATCGGTAGCGATGCTGGCTGAGTGGTCGGGCTTGGACTGGACCTACCCCTATCAAGAAAAACGGTGGGGGATGGTCCAGTATTGGGTTCGCGTCCGCGAGCCTGCCGAGACTCCAAAGATTCAAAGCATATGCGCCGAAGTTGCTGCGCAGTACGTATAGGCTATAGGACGTTTTCCCGCGCGGGATTATTTTCGCGTCTCGGCGGGATTTTTACCGAGCGGGAACGGAGGTATCTTATGAAACTGTTTGACTTTGCCCAGTATAGCCCTGAGTGGTGGGCTGTTCGTCGAGGTGTACCAACTGCGAGCGAGTTTTCCAATATACTCACTCCGGCTACCGGCAAACTCTCGAAGTCTGCCGATGGCTACGTGTACAAGCTGATTGGCGAGAAGCTCTCAACCGAGTACCCGCTTACTACCATGAACCCGGCAACGGCTGCGATGGAACGCGGTACTAGCCTTGAGGCTAACGCTAGAAGCTGGTACTCGCTGGTTCACGGTGTTGAGGTTAATGAGGTGGGCTTTGCTCTCTCGGACTGCGAGCGGTTCGGCTGCTCGCCGGATGGCATCGTTGGCGAGGATGGCGGGATAGAAATCAAATGCCCGCTCCCTCATACTCAGGTCGAGTGGCTACTATCTGGTACGCTACCGGACACCTACAAGCCTCAGGTTCACGGCTCGTTAATCATTACCGGGCGCCAGTGGTGGGACTTCGTGAGCTATTGTCCGGGACTTCCCGAGCTGGTTGTTCGGGTCGAGCCAGACGAATACACTGAGAAACTACGTGAGGCGCTGGAATTGTTCCACGCTCGGTATCAGGAACTAGAGAATCAAGTGGTCGCCTTAGCGGGCGCGGGAGGTGTGTTGGTATGAGAATGGCAATTTTGATTGTGCTTGTCCTTGCTCTGTCTGGTTGCTCTGCTCAAGAGGCATCGCCAGAAGTTGCGTACTCATCGGTTCTCAAGGCTATTGAATCAACACAAGCGGAAATCGAGGAGACTGTTGACTTGAGATCGCGAGCCAGCGAAATGATTTCCGATGAAGGCCGTAAACTAATGGATGCTGGTACGCTAGAGAAAGCCTCCAAGAGGGACAAGGATATGATTCGGGTTTACACCGAAACCAGCAAATGGCTAAAGGATTTCGACGAAAAGAAAAGCAAGCTACTCCAGCGAAAGGCTCAGCTTGAAAACCAAATGGGCCTTTAACAGTCCCGCCTCCCAGCCCGGTTAATCGCCGGGCTTTTTTGTTAGCTTGTCGTGTTCTAAGAGACGGAACCCTTTAGAGACGTAAAGAGAGAGCCCGTCTCGAATTGCCGAGCTATGCTCAGCGTGTTTGCTCAGCGCAACGCTCATCCGCCCAAATGTTTTCCCTTGCTTTTGACTCTTGCAACTCCAGCGGTTCGGGGTGTGCTTCCTGTGTTGCGGGACAAAAGTGTTTATCCCGTGTTTCTGTAGCATGTAAGAAGCGTGAAAATCCTCTCCGGCTATGACTGGCTGAGATAAGTCTGGAAGCTCCGACCAATAAAGACCAAGCCACTCTCGCCGCATAAACCAAGCATGGCCCACGATATCCACCTGAGTTGCATATCGGTTTGGGAAAGCCCAGCCGTAATTGTCTCTTGCGTTGTAGTTTGTAAGGCTGTGGAAGATTACCCCATTACCGCCAAGCAGTCCGGGATACTTGGCAAACGTATCGAAGCAGTTAGCCAGCCAATCCTTTCCCGGTACTATGTCATCATCGAATACACAAACAAACTCAGTTCGGGCGTTCAGCGCGAAAGCGAACCGAGCCCATACGCCGAGGTTCTTATTGCAAGCGCCGTGAGTTAGTTGTGCTTCATCGAACCAATCGCGATTCCAGTTTTTCTTGGTTTCTTGGTGTGCGTTCTGCCATACGAGAACCTCATTCTCTACGCTCTGGCTCTTGATTGCGTTGAATTGGCAAGGGAAAGCATTGGGTCGCCCCCAAGCGTTCATCACGCAAGTAACCTTCGGCCTGCTGGAGTGAATTACCGGCGCCTCAGGTTGCCTCGGCTCTGAAGGCTGAATCTTTGGAGGAATCGGGCTATCAAGCTCAACAGGAGATTGATTAGGGAAAGTCTGGTAAAGGTAAGCTCTATGAGCTTCATTCCAAGAATCACCGGCACTTACAAGGACACTTGCCTTTTCAGTTGCTCCATAGGTTCCCTTGAGGCATTTCTTTTGGGAAATAATCCTTAGAAACGGAGTCGCTGGCTGTGGAGATTCAGCAAGGTTTGCGTTCTCGTAAACGACCTCCCATAGCATCCGAGACTCCGGCAGCTTGTAGTCTCGCAGTATTTCTAAGCAGCGGCGCCGATTCACAACATGAGGCAAGTGAGTTGCAAAGTCAAACATCGGCAGGCCGCGACTACTTAACTCTAGCAAGGTTCTTTTTTTTGCCAGTAGCCACCAACTACTCGGGCTCCAGTTATCCAGCCGCTCCCGAGTCCAGAGCCCCATTGATCGAGGCAATCTCAAGTCTTCAAGCGTAACAGGCTTGATTAAGTAAACATCGTCCATCATCCAAACGAGCGTATCCGGCAAGCTCTCGTCTTCAAGGGCCATCATCCATTTGCGGCATTGGTCCTCTAGCCCTGCACCTCCGCCACCCGAAACAGTACGCGGTACGCTTATTATTCTGCCGCCATACCAACTAGACGTATGCTTTCGGACCACTGGCTGATCGCCAACGATAACCGTTTGTATTTCGCATCCCGGCTCGACGAAGTTCTGATAGACGCTGCGAACTGACCAGCGGAGTTCATCATATTTTGCGGGCCGCTGCCAGAACGGCCAAACGAAGGCGACTTTCATTTTTAGCCTGTGACTGTTGCGGTAAACGTGCCACACAAAGCATCGCTGATGAAACTAAACTCAAGCTGGAACGGACTACAAACCTCGCTGGTGGGCGATTCTGCACTTGCTGCGACCTGAAAATACCAGCCAAAGGTTTCGCAAGTCATTTCCATTAGGTAAGGGAAGTCGCCACTGACCCAGCCGCGACCATCCCAAACCATAGAATAGGTTCCGGCACAACTTCCTCCGGTTACAACCACTGTCAGCACAGTTGGTATCTGAACGCCGGGACAGCATGGAACCTCTACACAAGTGCTACTGGTGCAACCGTCAGATGAACCGACCGAGCCGCTACCGCTACCACTACCGCTCCCGCTACTACTGCCAAAGCTACTGCCGTCTGGACAAGGGCAGGCCTCACAGGCGTAAAGGCTTGATCCGTTGTGAAGCAAACCGCCAAACTTTATCCAAAGCGATGCCATTTCACCTATCCAGAGCCGCACTCAGTTAAAGCGACCTTGACCAAGCACCCGTTACGAATCGCCAGCACGTAATCAGCATCCACCGCGTCAACAAGCTCGATAGCGTCTAAGTCAACGCCCGGTATAGAGACGCAATAGCTTGAGCCGTAAGAACTACTGGAGTCCTGCCCGCAGGTCTCCGCCTTTGGCAATAGGCTTACGAGCGCTAAATTTTTTGTAGCGTCGATCATGCCGTAAACCATCATCCCGTTTCCGCCATCGCCCGATTCCCAAGATCCACCAACCGGCCCAATCTCATCTCCGGTAGATACTGACGCAGATACTTTTACGATTCGATGCGACGACACACAGGCGCTACCGTACCCATCAACAGGAACCGCGAACGGACCACTAGCGGCGTAGGTACACGTACTATTGTCTGGCTTGTCGCAGGTCAGCGTAATCCGCGCACCGCCAGAGACCACACCTGTAATCTTGAGGGAACTATAAGCCGGGATCGTCTCGCCGGAATCGTTCCGAAATGGTATCCAGAAATAGTTATCGTAGATGCTTTTGCTCATAACGGCGGCAGTCCGATATCCTTTCGGCGGGTTGCGTTCCGCTGTAGGTCTGAGTCCCTCATGCTCTTGCCCATCTCAATCGCTTGCTGGCGGGCTAGGAAACTGACCGTTGTGTCTGTCCCGGTGTCGTGGTTCCACGTAGCGGAGGTCCGCGCCCCGCCTTGACCAATCGACCAACTAACGCTCTGAATGGAGCCGTCGAGGTATATCTTCTTCACCCCGGCATAGGTTGCCGTCCCGGCTTCATCTGGGAGCAATAGAGACGCGAGTATCTGACTGCCGTAGTCGCTAAGCTGCTTCATGTAGTTATCACGGTTCTTGAACCCGTCCCCGTACTCCCACATCGGTACAACGTCATTAAGCTCGATGTAAATCTCCTCTGCGGGACTGTTGGGGTCCACTTGGATTACATGCTCAAGCCGGTTAAACGTGCCTTTATCATTGATTGTTTTAACCGCGATACGGAGGCAAAGCTCCGGGAAGTATGGCTCACCGTCTCGCTCTAGGAACACCTTCCGCGAGAACTGAACCAGACCGGCATCGAAGTCGATTGAGAACGGAACAGGGACGATAAACCTTCGGTATCTATCATTCCAAGTTTTATTGTCCTCGTTTGTGTCAGGCTCAATATACGACAACCATGTCTTAGTCTTTTCGTCAATGTCTTTGAACGAGTCGCAGGAGTTGCCCGATGCTGTTAGGTGGGCTTGCGCGTCTACGTCAGTTTCCTGCTCATGCTGAAAAGCACCGTAGACAAACGGAGGGCGAGCAGACAGGACGTAAGTTACCTCACCGTTTTGCTCTATCGTTGTTCTGGTTGATCGCTCGCAGATAAAATTCTGTAGTCCACGAAGAATATCGTAGTTGGTTTGTATGTAATTTTTATAGCCCTCTACGGAGGACGTCGTAATCCACCCAAGAGATCCGTCAGTTTCCTCGGTAGCGGGACTAGGGTAGGGCAAGATCCTATACCACTTAAAAACAGACTGCTCAACAAACTCGCACTCTTGAGTTGTCAAGTCCCGGCCTGTTTTGTTTGGATAGGAAGCTATCTCGTCTGAAACATCCACAGCAGCGCCCCAGCGACCAAAGCTCGGGCGGTACTGGCTCATATCGGCTGGCTCGAATCTGTTTGACGTTTTCACTACCGGGTAAAGGCCAACATCAACCGTCTTGATTACCGGCGCGGAGACAATCCGAATCTGCCTCGGCTTCTCCTTGGGGTTCGTGTCTGTGCCGTAGGATTCGAGGTCATCTGTCGGAAGAGGTGAACCTTTTCCGGCATTGTGGATTGAAATAACATTCGGCTCATAACTCGGCACAATCCGAACAGCCAACGGGCTGAGTAGGTCGCTCAGCGCTGTGGCTGCGGGGTAGTTGTCCCAAATAATCTCGGGGTAATAGTCAACCGGGAGCGTAGCGGAGAGAATAATTCTAACGCCGAGGGCTACCTCTATTTGATCGAGAATATTTCTTACGCTCATCTTGCGTTGGTGATACACGTAATTCTCGTCGATGATTATCTCGCCGTTACCCTTGCGGATATTCGCCAGCAAGGTAATGCGCTTGTAAGCCCACTTCCACCGAAAATCTTTGATGTAGAGTGTGGAGATTAAACCCGAGCGAGTCGATGAGTAGGAACTGGAATCAATTATACATTCTTTGAGTTCAAAGGCTGTGGCCGGATCGGGGTACTTCACGGCTATCGTTACATTCGACTCATTTATCACTTGCGGAATAATCTCAACCACAAACGTAGAAGGCTGGATACCGTGGTTGAGCGTACCCCGAAAGGAGATGACTTGGTTCACTCCGGTTATGACTGCCTGCGCCCTGTTCATTAGATGCTAGTTGGCGTCCAAGTTCTGTGAGGTACTACATCAAACACCGTCTCCGCAACCGAGCAGCGGTAGAAGTCATAGCCGTTAGTAGCCGTGACCGTACCGGCTGGGTCGTGAAACTCTGAGCCCGCGTGTAGCTCCAGATTGGTAATCGTTCTCGCGCTCATCGAGCCCCGGCAGTCAAACACCGCGCCACCGCCTACCTTGAGATTCGTAATCGTTCCCGTCGAGAGATAGTTTAGAGTTCCCTGCTCGACCGTCGCCGTGGTCACAGCGCCCGCGTAATGGTTCACCGTCCCGCCCGTCTGAGTGAGCGTGGTAAGCGCGCTACGGCTTGTAAGCACACCGCCCGACACCTCGACCGTCGTAAGCGTCACACCCACATCCGTCTCGACCGCCGAATCTCCATCGGGATTTGAGACGTAGCCGACCTTCAAAGTAGCTACTACCGGATTCGTTCCGCTGTCCGTTCCAACGTACACCGAACCGCGCTGAACTGTGAGAGTATTCGAGGCATGACTACCCCGGAACTTAAACGCCCCTTGGTTCGAGTCACTGCTGAGTCCAGTCCTGTAGACGTAGACATTTACCCGGCCCGTACCGCAGTCCAGTTGGATTCTTCCGCTGCCCGATCCGTTGCCTTGCCCAATGTAAACCTCAGTGGTCGCGGCATCGCCTGAGTTGCAGAATTTCAGATAGCGATCCCGGTACTCGTAGTACACCCCGCCCGCGAGCGAGTTATATGCAGGTAATCCTATCTCTCCGGTGTAGCTGGAGTCGATGTAGATAGCTGCTGGCGTGACCCCGTTGAGGTCCAGACCGTAGAGGACTGATACGTCCGAGTTACTGAAAACGACCGTATCCCCATCGACCGGGAGCGAGTTACCAACCCAGTTACCAGCAAGGTTCGCGAAGTTCGGGCCGGTGCAGGTCGTTACCGCCGTGCCGGTTGAGCTTGTGGTTCCGTTGATAGTCTGAGCATCCGCAGCACCTCCGCCCGTTTCCGTCGTGGCAATCGTGCAGGTAAACGGAGCGCCCGCGATGTTAGCCGTGGCTGTCAGCGTTGTGGTGCTTGCGCTCCAAGCAATCGCGTAGAACTCAGGCTCATCTACCGCTTGTAGAGTTGTCACCAGATTGCTTACGACCGTTGCAGTTGTCGCGCTTCCCGCCGTGGTTGAGATAGTCTTCGATCCGATAGTGACCGTGATCACATCGGATGATTCCCAAGTACCCGCAAAGGCCCAGCTTGTGGCCTGATTCGTAGCGGCTACCGCGCCTTTCCAAAATACTGTTGCCATCGCTTAACTCACAAACTCGTAAGACCAACTAACCTTGTAAATCGATTCCTTGCCGTTCGGGCTGACAGTCGAAGGCAATTCCTGCTGAATGACTCGCCTATCAGCAATCTCGTTTGCCGGGTCCATCGGAGGCGGAACCGGAGGGTATCCGTAAACACCTGTGGCGCTCCCGCTTTGCGTCTTATACACCGATGTTTGGTTTGAGACTATCTGCTTTACAGGTGGACCGCCCATTGTTTCAAGCACCACAATTCTCGGCCCACCAGTTCCGCGAGTTGTGATCGCCTCGACGTAGCTCAGAGTGATTCCACCGCCTCCCCCTCTTCCTCTTCCGCCAACCATGTCAACCACTTCAAGGATTGAGATATCGCACTCAGCGATGATCTGGTAGTTGCGGAATGTGGTGTACTCAGCGCCCTCGCCAACCGGGTAATCCAGCCGGGAAATCATAACACCACTACGCGAGCGATTGCTAATCAACTTGTGAGCCGTCTCAGTTCCGTTGTCGTTTAGTAGGAGCAAATCCCTACCGTTGACCCCGTAAGCGGTCTCCAGCGCCCTGAGCTTTGTAGTGAGGTCGGATGTATCAGTTCCGCGAAGCATCCCAGATATCTGCCAAGTCTCCCTCCAGCCGACCTTGTTATTGTCAGCGTTAAGGACGGATTCCTTTTGGATAACGATTGCGCACTCGCCTATCTCATGGGTATAATTGCCGTATTTGAGGTACATTACTTAATCCCCGGTCCAGCGCTTGCAGGAATCACACCGCCACCACCACCGCCTTGAGCCTTCCCGTTTTGCTCGTTCTTTCTGGCTGCGTTATCAAACTGCTGATTGATGAGATTGGCTGTCTCTGTCTTTATTCTCTCGACTTGCTGAGTCAGGAACTTCATCGCCTCGCTCATCCACTTGGGGGCTGAGCTATCGAGTTCCGCTTGAACCTTTAGTACCATTTCAGAATTAACGGCTACATTGAAATTTCTAGTAAGTTCATCTACCTGCGTTTTCTCACGCTGATTTTCGTAGATGTATCGTGCGTTCGGGTCTCTCGATATCAATCGTTCTTCGTTGGTTCTAATTTGGTCGTCATAACCAACGATGTTGTTTTGCCGAAGCATCGCAATCTGCCGCGCCGTCAAATCACCGCCGGATTCAGCGGTTCGTATTGCATCGGCTAATCTCCTAGTATCACCACTTCCCATTTGGGCGAGGCTCTGCCGCTGAGACGCAACGATCCGATTAGCCGTCTCGGCTTCTTGCTGCATGAGAGACAGCCTTTGCCGCGTCAGTTCGTTGAGTCGCTCGCTTAACTGGTTGCGCTCCTCATCCTTTTTTTCTCTTGCCTCGGCATTGTCGTCTTTGGTTATCGTTAGCGCCGAAGATCGTAAACGGCTTTCAATAGCGTTTATCTCAGCGGTGTTCACTCGCCCTTGCTGGACAAATTGATCTCGCCAGTTGGGGTTTCTTGCCGGGTCTTGAATCGAAGCAAGGAACATGGATTGTTGGGTGTCGATATCCCACTGGGCGCGTCCAATGCGCTGATCGCGAATCCGTCTGTTTGACGTTCGGCTATTCATTTCCTCTCGCTCGGCAAGCTGTTGCTGCATCCGGGCGACACCATCCGCCGAGGCTATCTGGCTGTTTCTTGCGCGCCAAGTGGAACCCAAGAAACCAGTAAGCGAGTCCCACTCAAAGGCTTGTTGTGTTCCATAGCCCTGATTGACTGCACCAGTCCTAGCTCCAGCGGTTAGCGGGTTGCCTCGTACATCGTACATAAGCCCGTTGTTTACCAGCGCAGTAGCGCCGTAACCAGCAGCTACACCACCGAGGAAGGTTCGGCCTATTGCGCTACCAGTTGCCAACGGTGACAATTCTGTAAGCCCCTGCCCGATACCTACCAAGGTGCTAGTAAGGAACCCACCCGCAGCCTCTCCGCCAGCCGCCACCGAACCCCCGGCAATAGCCCCACCAGCCAAGCCCGCAGCCGTCGAACCACCACGCCGACCGCCCATCATCCCCGCGCCGCCAATAGTAGCCGCGATAGCCGCTGCTTTGTTGTATGCGTTCCAGACCGCCGTAGCGCCGCGAACTACCGAGGTAATGCCCTTGACCGCCTGAACAACCGCCTCAAAGCGGGCAAGCATAATCAGCATCTTGGCAGCGTCTTCGTCCGTCGCCGCAGTCAGAAGGACCATCGAACGGGCAAGCGATGTAATCCCGCTGCCAAGCTGGGTTACGCCAGTCATCAACTTGTTGTCAATTGCTGCGAGCTTATTCCGCGCATCCGCGAGCCTGTTAGTCTCCTCGGTTTGCTCTTTCAGTTTTGAGGCCATATCCTCTTGGATACCGCCGATAATCCCGCCGTAATTAGGCTCAACCGGCCCTTGAACTTCACGGTGGTTATTATCGTAGCCCGGCGTCATTCTGCGGGCATACGCGGACAACTCAGGACCAGTCAGATCCTCGAATCTCTTTGGGCCAATCGGAGAGTGATACATCTCGTAAGGATTCGCCGCTGTTGTTCGCCGCGCAAACGCGCCCAGCTCAGCACCAGACAACTGAGAGAAAGACCTTGGGCCGTAGTAGGTAGATGCAGAGGTCCACATCTCTACACCACCGGGACCAGCCCTAGACGGCATCGGCCCGATAGGACTGCCGTAAGCGGTCGTCCCCGGCCCAGCCATCGCGTAACGCTTTGCCGCTGAAGTCCAAGCCGCAGCGCCCGACAACTGCGCCTCATTAGCTTTCTTGAGGCTTGAGGTCAGATTCTCAACAGACTTCGCCGCAGTCGAGGCCGATTGGCTAATTCCCTCAAGACCAGATTTCAACGCTTGAGAATTCTGGCTTGCCGTCTGCGCAGCGCTTCCCATTGTGGCTACGGACTTGCCAACCGATTCCGCAGCCTTAGCCGCGAGAGAAGCCGCCGTGTGAATCTTGTTCAGTGTATCCGTGACCTGAGAGGCTATCTTGGCATTTTCGCCAGTAGCCGCCGTTAGCCTGAGATTAACTGTCAATTCTCGATTCACAGCAAAGCCCCGCGCATAGCCATCATCTCAGCCCGAGAGTCCCGGACCATCGTTACGATTTGATGGATGATCGCGAAATCGCGCTGAACTACAGGATCGTGCGCCAAGTCACCAAGGCACAGCCCGCAAGTCGCCTGCGATTTCAAGTACATCTCATACATTCGGATATTCCGGTTGTTCAGCTCGTAGTCTTTCGCCTGCTCAGGAGACTTCTTTGGGCAAGTCTGGCAAGGCGGTAGAGCAGTCCCCCGCTCCACTCGCTTGCCGTTCCTTGTCATTATCTTTCCCCCGCGCTCGTCTGTGTCGTACCGCTCGCCTTGTATCTTGTCGAGAAAAACCCACTTCTGGCAATCGCCACAAGGTCTAGTCGCAAGCTCAGGATTCGTGATGAGCAGCGCTAGACCTTGCCTTAGTTTTTTAAGTTAGTCTCCACGCGAACATCGCCCTCGCACTTGTCTTCAACCGCGCTAATCGCAGCAAGCTCTGAATCGTAGATACGCTCCTCGGTTTGCTTCTCGGGGTTATCATCCGAGCCCTCTGTTCCATAGAGGACGATTCCCGCGAGCCGGTTGAACATCGCAAACTTGAGCTTTGCAATCGTCTTCCCCTCAATCGGAACCGTTGCCCCGTCGCGATCCACCAAGTCCCATTCCTTGATATGCTTGGCAAGCTCAGACGCAACAATCAATTCCGCCTGAGCCGCGTCACGCATTACCGCGCATTTCTTTACCATGCCCGCCCGCTGCTCAAGGAGCATTGGCCGATAACGGAAAGAACAAGCCGGATGAACACTTTTGAACTCCTTGATAAATCCATCCTCAAGGGTTCCGTCAATAAACGCATTAACCATAAAAATCGCCTCCTAGAAAAATAACTATCGTAACTTGGGAACAGACAAGGCATCATGCGGGCTCCATCCTCGATAAAGCCTTTTGGTAATAAAATTGACAGTCACGCCAAGTAATTGAGCCCACTCACCGATGCTTTTGCTTTCACCATTGAAAACAATGCGAACAGTATTTCTTTTGTTTCTTTGCTGCTCATCAATCTCAGCCCATCGGCAGTTTTCTGGCGAGTAGCCCTTATCTGAATCAATTCGCTCTACCGTTGATCTTGGAGTTGGGCGAGTACCCATATCGGTTAAGAAGTTTTCAAAACTGCTTTTCCATCGATCACAAACACGAATACCTCGCCCGCCATAATCCCCGTAGTTTTTGTGAGCCTCGCTGTTACATCGCTCCTTCATCGCGCACCAGTTGCGATACTCGGGAGAACTAGACTTTCCGTGAGTGCGATTAAGAAAAGACGATCGCTCCAGCTTTAAGCAACCGCAACTTTTGGTGTTTCCGGTACTCAAACAACCAACAGGAACAAAAGCGGTCTTACCGCAATCACACAAGCACTCCCAAACAGAATGACCGTGAGTGTTTTTTCCTACGTATTTGATCGCAGTCAACCTATTAAACCGCTTGTTCGTAATATCAATTCTTGCCATTTTCCTGCTCACTAGGGCGTCGCGTCATTCGTGATCACAAGTTCCGCAACACCCGAAGCATCTGTTTTGTATGCCTGAAGCTGGAGATTCAAGAGAATCTCGCCACCACGAGAGCCGACAACCGGACTCTGGCCCGGATTGCTCTTGAGGTTCGCAAACGAGAAGAGCGTAGATGTATTGCCGTTAGTTACGGTCAGCGTACCAGCCGCGCCCGCTGCTGTCTGAGCGTGTAAGTTCACCTCGTCAGCCGTATAGGGAACTGTCAGATTAAACATTACCATCCGGTCAGCGCCGGGGATAACCGTTCGAGTCACCGAGTTATTGAAACGGTCGGTGATCAATCCGTTATCAATCACAATCTCAAACGCGCGAACCTCAGTAGCGCTTGCGTCTGCCGATAAAGTAAACGTGGTATCCGAGAAGATATACGGAGCCCCCGCGTCGATGGTCAGCGAAGGGAACGCCGAAGCCGAAATCACCTCAGTCTCGCCCTCGATATCGAGCCGGAAAGTAATCGGCTGGCCCTGCGAGCCGGAGATGGTAGCGCGGCTAACCCGGCAACCAGTGTAGACAAATCGATTTGCCACCCGGTCAATAAGAACGCCGAACTCCTCGACCGCTTCGGCAAGTACGCTTCCCGAGCCCAAGATAAGCGGCAAGAGCGACGTAATCTCTGTAGGGGTCGGGTGCAGGACGATTGAACCCGAAACCACGCCCTGAGCAATCCGGCATCGTTCGCCATTGCGGGAGCGTGTACCACGGATTCCGTTATTGTAGAGAAGCGCCTGAGTGTATCGCAGTTCCTCAGACAAGAACTCAATCGCAGTTCCAGCGCTGAAATCGCTGATACCAGTGACCACGCCAGATTTTAACGCCATTTTCGCCAGCGTACTGATCGAGGGAGTACCCATATCCTATTTTCCTTATAAGCCTCTAACCTCGCGGCTTACGCACCGCACGATTAGTTGTGAGTGATAGTAGTTGTTCCAAGCTGCATTAGGTGACGTAATCGGACCCGGCGTGACCGTGACCTTGTAAACTTCATCCACCCCCGTTAGCCTCTGATTCCTCAAAGCGCGGTTAATCTGTTCGCGCCACTTGAGGTATTTTTCCTGATTCGTTACGAGGTCTTGATTCCCCGCAGCCAGTACCGTAATCGTTACCGGGTACTGAACATCATCACGGATATTCGTCCCCTCACTAGGATTCTGATTCTCGACCCCGATCTGACTAATCACAATCCCCGGCAGGTCATACGTCCCATCATCAAAACCCCGATCACTTGGGAGTTGACGGATAACCACCGAGGCATCGGCTAAATCTTCCAAATCACAAAGCAGGATTCGCGCCCGTACCGCATCTAAACAGCGATAATGAACGCTCGTTGTCGAGCCAGTAGATACGAAGTATTGCACTGAACTAGGAACGCCAGCCGACGAAACATACCCGAAGTAATGCCCGTTAGTCAAAAGAAGATTGATAACACCGTTTCCAATCCGGCTTCCGGGGCTAGTCCAAGTCCCAGAGGAACCCAAGCCCCCTGAAAAAGCCTGAACGTAGGCAGTATGACTATCCCCAGCACCACCCCCGGCAATTGTAAGCGTAACCCCAAACCCGTCGCCTTTGTCGGTATAAGTGTACGTGGTCGGCACTTAGATACTCCCCAAGATATTCTCATCCACCCACTTACCGAGCGTCTCTACCACAGCATCAGCGCCGTCATCTGTCCAGTAGAGAAACTCGCGCGGAGGGATTCGGCTCGTGCCGTAGTTGTTGTATCCGCCGTACTCAAGATTTGTACCCCAAGCCAGATCCCGGCCCGAGTTCTCGATAACGCTATCCCCCGTCCCGAAATCCGTAGTCACGCTCTGCATCAGCGCTGTAGTCAGGATAAGCAGCGGATGAGGCCCGTACTGCCTTACCGTCTCAGGAGCGTGAGCAGGCCATGCCGTCCCGCCCGCATCCTGAGCCCGCTGGAAGATATCCATAAACATTCCCGCGACATCAGCCCGGCACATATCAAGAGCCTCACTCATATCGCCTTCGAGAGACTTTACGAGCTTATCGAGGACTCCCGGCAGTTGCTCAGCTTCTATCGTGGTCATTTCTGCTTTCCGCAAACAAGCTGATATCTCTGACCTAGCAGGAACGTACTCACCAGCCGCACCGTAAACGCTTCACCATTGTCCGGCGCGAGCGAATCCGAGACGCTGAACTTATCGCCCGGCTTAGGCTCAACTGAACCTATCCGGCTTTTCCAGACGTAGAAAATCGTATCGTTAGCGCTCAGGAAAGATTGACCATCGGCCAAATCTTTCGCCGTTGGATTCTTCCTCTCAGCGTCATACACCGTAAACGCGGTCCCCCATGTCGGCCCCTGCCGCTCCTGATAACTGAGCGTCTTTCTGCCCGGCATAATCAGAAACCGATCTGCGAGCTGGGAAGCGTCTAGCACCAGTTAAACTCCCGGTATCCATTTACAATCGACTGGACCGAGTGCATATCGTTAGAAGCGTCGGCATTGCCCTTGAGCGAATACGAGTAGTATTCCAGAGATTCGCTCGCGACCATCTGCCCGCCGTTGGAACTGGAGAGCATAATCACCCGCGCGAGTAGAATCCCGGCAAGTTTCAAATCGTCCGGCGTTGTCGAGTAGCCAGCCGTATAGGTAACTTTTATGTTACCAAGTCCCGGAATCTCTCCGCCGATTAGCTCCGATCCGCTGGTCACTCTTCGCGCCGGCCAGACCGAACCAACTCGGTAGAGAATCCCACTCCGCGAGAAAGAGCTTGAGGTAATATCAAGCGCGTAGTCCTCACCAGATGTTAAAAGCGTTGACGATCCGAACGCACCGGAGGCGAAACCAAAATACGCCGAATCGTCAACGTAAACGGAAGCCACGGCTGTTACAGGTCTGCGCCTCAGAACTAGCTGATTCGTGCCAGTCCCTTGGTAAAACTCTGTAGCCGAGGCACTATCGAAAACGAGGCCGGTCTTGCGAGTAATAATCGCGGACGCCTGATTAAGGTAAGTCTGGTACAGCGAATCGCTCGCCGTTCCACTCAGCCCCAAATGCGTCTTGAACTCTGTTACGCTCGCAATCGCCACCGGCCACCCCTTAGCTGTTTAAGACCGCTTCGGCGTACTCTCGGAGAGCCGCCTTGTAGCGTTCTGGAATCGACTTCCCTTGCTTATTCAAGCTCAGCCAATAACGCTGATTGATCGGGTGCGCCGGGTTAAGTTTCGGAGCGTGGGAGTCCGGGTCGCCCGGCATCTCTTGCGTCACGGGTCGCCCCGTGTTTACGTCGATGAGAGGCTCTTGCTTCACATCGTCCCACATCCAAACCAGAACCATCGGAGACCGCTCCTCAGCCTTGGGAGCTTCTACCTTGCCGCCTGAGATAATCCGCTGAGCTTCCTCGGCAAACGGCTGAGCGAGCGTAAACGCCTGCTTCGCCAGTTCGCTGAGTTGATAGCCCGGCCTCTGAGCTACAAGCTGCCGGTAGATATTCGCTGCCTCGCTAACCAAGATTTCCTGATTAGGTACAGCCGCCTTGGGTTCAAATTCTTTCGCCATAAAAATCGCCTCCGGTGAGAAAAAGAACTACTAGGCATCAGCGGCAGGGTTGAGAACGCCGTTCACATCACCCACGCCATCCGAGCCATAGTTTTCGATACAGTAACACGAGCCGGGGTCCAGTGCCGTTCGGGTCGCCGCAGCGGCCAGAGTGCTATTGACCACGTTAAAAGCAATCACGCCAGTACAGGCGCTCACCAGCTCAATCGCATGATCGCCTGATTGAAGGTTGGTGAGAATGTTGTTCTGAAGCCGCATGGTAGTAGCCACGTTACCCGTTGGGTTGTGGATGCAGGCGTCATTAAAGTCGCCATACACATCACAGCCCTCGATAACACAGCGATCCACAGCCGCGCCAATTCGGATAGCCGCGTCAGAGCCAGTCGCCACCGAGCGGAAGACGCAGTTTCGCACAGTCGCGCGAGCGGCGCCGGTTGAAACCAGAACACCCAAAAGGTATTGCTTCGCGGACCCTTCCATGAACGAGCAGCTATCAATCGTACAGCCCGCGCCGGTCACGGTCACAACCGCAGTTTGGCTATCAACGTCGTTTTGGAATACCAGATTCGAGACCCGGCAGTTATCAGCGCTCACGGCAACCGTAGCGCCAGTGTGAGTAAAGGTAATCACCGGACGGTTAGAGCTGTTACCCAGCCCGACAATCGAGACACCGGCAACGTCTACCGCGATATCCGAGGCATCAGCCGCGAGCGTCTCGGCATGGCCCGGCATGACGTAGATAACGTCATTTTGGTTTGCGGTGCATTGGCCGATAGCGTAGTCGATAGTCGCAAAAGGGGCGTCTGGGTTGCGCCCAGAGCCAGTAGAGTTAGAGCCAGTTCCAGAATGAACCCAGAACTTTTCGCCGGTTGATTTTGATTCGTCAGTAAAAGTGAAAACACCACCAGCTTGCTTGCGCGAAAACAATTCAGTACGTGACATATTCAGGGTTGTCCTTGGTTATGAGATTAGGTCAGAAAAAACGGGTGGCAAGGCGCTAATGGATTGCACCCTGCCACCCGCTGGGGAGTGAGATTCAAACTAGCTGAGCGCGGTCAGCGGAACATTCCGTGGATATGCGCTTCCGCACAGAACCCAGTGGGAATTGATAAGCAGCGCGTTTCCAACGTCGTCACCTTCATAGGAAGATTGGACGAACTTGAAACCGGCGTTCACATCCAGAGAATCGGCCATCACTTCAACCAGCACCACAGCGGCGCTCGTGTCCGAAGCGATATCAGTACCACCCACGCTCACGAGGTCCAAGTCAGCCGAGCCGGTTGAGCCCAAGTCAACGTAGGTCCAAGTATTCTGCGCGGTCATGGTTCCGACCTTGTACCAAACTCGCTGGAAAGTCACGGCCTTTGAGCCGGTTCCCGCGTTGTCGGTAGCTTGGTTGATGACAATCGAGAGATCATCACCTGCCGTTCCGGCTGGCTTGATGAGGAGCAGGTAAGCCCGCTCGTAATTCTCAAGATTCACCCAGTCGCCAGTCAGATCGCTGTTGGCGTCTTGGTTAATCAGATCCGGGATTAAATCGCATCCCATTCCAAAGAAACTTGCGTTCATGTTAATTCCTTTCGTGAATTAGGCGCGAGCGTCGAGAGTAACAAATGCCGATTGGGTCGCGCTGCCCTTGTACGGAGTCAGCGGTGTATCTTCCCAAGGGCGAGCATCGCAGCGCATCGTAAACTTGATAGCCATTTGGTCAGTCAAGAAGGCAACGTGCATCGAGGCCTGTTGAGAAATGCCACCCTTGGAGATGCTCAGCACCTTCGAGAGGTCGGCAAGAATCAAGTCACCCTGATCGCCCAGAGTCGAGTTGAACTCGGTCTCTGCGCGGCCCAGACCCTTGAGAGTCTGAGGAGCAGCGCCAGCGATTCCGTTAGCTGGACGATACAGAGCCATGCCGCCCGTACCAACATCTTGAGCGAGGTTGTCGAGTTGAGCGCCGCAGTCTTGATTGTGATACCAAGAGTAGTTTCCACCGGCGATCTTGCGAGCAAACATCTTGTCGATATTCGCGGCAACAATCGTATCCGCCGCTTGCCCGGCTT